TAGTTTAAACGGACCAGTGAAGCTTACCATAGCGCGGACATCTGAATTGAGCCACAGGCGGACATTACTATTGAGCCATTACATCGCTGGTACGTGTAAGGACCATTATGTTAAATCGCCCCTGTTTTTAACAAATCTTCCATTTGGTCGGGATCCCGACCGCGACCCCGTTTCACACTTACGGCTCAATCATCACAGGAGCCAACACAATGGGCCGACCAAAGAAAATCGTCGAAGTACCGGGGCAGGAGCCTGAAACCGGCACTGAGCAGCAGACCGTTGCTGATGCCCCAATTACAGCGACTGAGATCCAGACGCTTAACGCAGACAGCCAGCGCGCAGAGCAGGAAGTTATCCAGCAACGCGTTGCTAACCTGCTGGACGATGCCGTACTCGCAGAGCGCAATACTCTGCTGGGTACCATCAACGAGCAGGGCGCGGCCATCATCGCCCGCTTTGAAACGCTGGGTTACACCGACCTGGCTGACCAGCAGCTGACCGACAATCTTGAATTCCTCCAGCTCGTCAAAAAAGCCACTGATGTTGTAACCGTCAGTACTGGCCCGATGGTGACGAACGAAGAGGGCAAGAAACAACCCGCGCCCGGCAAACCGGTATTAACCGAGCACGGCTGGCACATTCCGGGTTAAGGGGGGAATCGTTATGTGTGGAGGCGGAGCGCCAAAGGTCGTACAGACCGACCCGCAGGCCGAAGCGGATGCAGCTGCCGATGCAGCGGCAAAAGCGGCAAACGCAGATGCAGCATCGCGCAAGAAGCGCAAGAAAGGCTCGTCCCTTCTCGCCAGTGGTGCAGAAGGTGCGGCTGATTCAGGCAGCTCTCTGCTGTCCTCTGGCGCGCAGGCAGCGCAACAGAAAAACACTCTGGGGGCGTAACTGATGGATGATCTCGCCGTTAAGCTGATTAAGCGTTCCGACACGCTGAAAGCCAACCGCCAGCAGCATGAAAGCGTCTGGCGTGAGTGCTATGACTACACCTATCCGCTGCGCGGCGCGGGATTCTCTGATGAAGTGCTCGACGCTCAGAGCGCAAAACACAAGGTGGCGAAGCTACTGGACGGTACCGCCACCGACAGCGCCCGCATGCTGGCCTCTGCGCTCATGTCCGGTATGACCCCGGCGAATGCGCAATGGCTGAACCTCGACAGCGAATCGCTGCCGGACGATGCCAAAGCCTGGTTGTCTGAGTGCGCAACGCTGGTGTGGGAGAACATCCACGCGGCCAACTTCGACGCCGAGGGCTATGAGGCGAACCTCGACGTGGTGTGCGCCGGCTGGTTCGTCCTGTACATCGACGAGGACCGCGAAGAGGGCGGCTACACCTTCCAGCAGTGGCCGCTGGCGCAGTGCTATGTCACCTCCACCCGCAAAGACGGCATCGTGGACACGATATACCGCCGCTACCAGCTGACCGCTGAGCAGGCAATCAAAGAATTCGGCGCGGACAAGGTCAGCGAGAAGATCCGCGACGCGGCGAAGAAAAAGCCCGACGATAAATTCGATTTCCTGCACTGCATTTTCCCGCGCGAAACCTACATGGTTGATGCCCGCCTGGCGAAAAACATGCGCTTTGCATCGTACAACGTCGACGTGAGCAACAAGCAGGTTGTGCGTGAATCCGGCTACCACGAATTCCCGTGCTGCGTTCCGCGCTGGATGAAAATCCCCGGCGGCTCCTACGGCATCGGCCCGGTGTACGACGCTCTGCCGGACTGCAAAGAGCTGAACGAAACCAAACGCATGGAAAAAGCCGCGCAGGATCTGGCTATCTCCGGCATGTGGATTGCCGAAGACGACGGCGTGCTCAACCCGCGCACGGTCAAGGTTGGCCCGCGCCGTATCATTGTGGCGAACAGCACCGACAGCATGAAACCGCTGCTGACAGGCGCAGATTTCCAGGTAGCATTTACCGCAGAAGACCGCCTGCAGGCTTCAATCCGCAAAATCATGATGGCCGACCAGCTGCAGCCGCAGGACGGGCCAGCCATGACCGCCACCGAAGTGCATGTGCGCGTCGCGCTTATTCGCCAGCTGCTCGGCCCAGTGTATGGCCGGTTCCAGGCTGAATATCTCCAGTTGCTGGTAGTGCGCTGCTTCGGTATCGCTTTCCGAGCTGGCGTTTTCTCCCCGCCGCCTGAAAGCCTACAGAACGCCAATTTCAACGTGCGCTACATCTCGCCTTTGGCACGCGCCCAGAAGCTGGAAGACGTGACGGCAATCGAGCGCTATGGGCAGAACATCATGCAGCTGGCGCAGGCATATCCCGACATTCTGGACAACATGGACAGCGACGAAGCTAGCCGCGTTGTCGGCGAAGCGCTGGGCGTTCCGGCGAAGGTAATGCGCTCTTCTGATGATGTGGCAGATATCCGCGACCAGCGCCAGAAAGCACAGCAGCAGGCCGCACAGCAGCAACTCATGATGCAGGCTGGCACCGAGGCGGCTGGAGCCGCAGGGCAAACAGCAGGTGCGGCAATAGGGCAACGACTGGCAGGTAACCAATGAGAAGAAAACAGGCTACGCCTCAGGACTTTAAGCGCATCTTCGAAGAGATGCCTGGCGGTTCTCAGGTGCTGGAAGAATTAACGCGCCGCTTCGGGCGTGCGGCGTACGTCCCCGGCGGTACCGAGGGCGACCGCGAAACGTGTTACAGGGCAGGACAGCGATCCGTACTGGATTACATCCTGCGCGAAATCAACAAGGCCGATGGAGTAGAAGACGATGTGGAAGCTTAAACACTTTTTCATGAACGCTGAGCAGGGCGCAGAACAGCCAGGCGGCGGTAACGGAGGTGGTGAAGATGGCGGCAATAATCCGGGTGCTGGCGAACCTTCTGGTAATTCTCTGCTCAGCACAGGCGCGGGCGAACCGGGTGCTAATGACTGGCTACCTGAGAAATTCCGCGTTATGGGCGAAGACGGAAAACTCAGTATTGAAAGCTCTGCCCGCAAACTGGCGGAAAATTACACTCACCTTGAAAAACGCATGGGTAGTGGCGACGCACCGCCGAAAACGTCAGATGAGTATGCGCCTAAGGTAGAGGTCGAGGGATTCAACTGGGAAGAATTCAAAGCCGATCCGCGCATGCAGAGCTTCATGAAAACAGCGCACGCCAAAGGCATCACCAACGATCAGATGAGTTTCATCCTGGGTGAATACGCACAGCGTGCTCCTGAGCTGGTGGGCGGTGCCGCTGAGCTGGATTCACAGTCTGCCACCACGCAGCTGCGCGAGGTGTGGAAGACTGACGCAGAGTTTAAGCAGAACATCGGTCTGGCTTTCCGCGCGTTTAATTCGTTGGCTGATGATGCCGACAAAGGCCGCATCGACGAGATCGGCAATAACCCGATGGTTATCCGCATGCTGGCAAAAGTCGGCGCGGAAATGCAGGAAGATGCGCCGGCGGGTGGTGATGTGAACCTCGAAGAGCAGCAGACCATTCGCGATCTGATGAAATCCCCGGCGTACATGGACCCGAAACACCCCGACCATGAGAGCGTATCCGCGAAGGTCAAAGCGTATTACCAGAAGCGTTACGGCGATCAAACCGTAGCGTGACATGTCACAGTAACAAAACCAAAAGCCAGCCTGACCCGCTGGCTTTTTCATTTGGTCGGGATTCCGACCGCACACCTCGCTAACAATCTCCCCACAACCAGCCCGGCGGGGACGCCGGATAACTGAATTTTCCCGCAGTGCGTAAGCGCCACGCGCATTGTGTTAATCGGGCCGGGCAACCGACAACCCAGCAGGCGATATTTTCTGGAGTGATTGTTATGTCATTTGATGCCAATAAGAACATGATCACAGCTGCGTTTATCACGCAGTTTCATGATTCTTTCGAAATCGCCGCGCAGCAGAAGGATTCCCGCCTGCAGGCAGCGGTAAACGACCGTGGGATGATCACCGGCGAAGCTTTCACCATCAACGATATGGGCACCATCGAAATGACGCAGATTACCACGCGTTTCGGTGACACCGTATGGGACCTGCCAGAAGCCGGCACCCGTAACGCGTTGATGGCGGACTACGGTGTATTCGTTCCTGTTGAAAAACGTGACCTGCGTAAACTGCTTGCAGACCCGCAGGGGCCATATCTGCAGCTCACCCTGGCGGCCGCCAACCGCAAAAAAGACGACGTTGTATATCGTGCGCTGCTCGACCCTGTGCTGCGTAAAACGTCCAGCGGCGGAGCATATGCGCCAGTGGCGTTGCCTGCGTCGCAAAAAATCGTTGCAGGTGGCACAGGCATGACCAAAGCCAAGCTGATCGCCGCGAAAGCGATGTTCCGCCGTAACGAGTGTGACGAGCAGAACGGTGAAGAGCTGTATATCACCTACAACGCCGACATGCTGACGCAGATCCTCAGCGATACCACGCTGACCTCTGCCGACTTTATGGCGGTGAAAATGCTGCAGGAAGGTGCTGTCTCTGGCAATTGGCTCGGCTTTAAGTGGCGGGCTTACGAAAAGCTGGATTCTGTGACTGATGGTGATCCGGCCGTGACCACCAAAACCGCCGTCGCATGGTGTAAATCCGCTGTGCATTTCGGTACCGGCGCTGAGTACAACGTCGATATCGGTCCACGTCGCGATAAAAACAACACCATTCAGATCTCTGTTGATGCGTCTTATGGTGCTGGCCGTGCCAACGAGAAAAAAGTCGTCGCCATCGAGTTTGTTGTTTAAG